CAATAGCTACAATCATAGTTGCAACGTCTGCCTATTTCCCAGTAAACTTGTTTTTGATTACTAGCATGAGTTCTCTCCATTGCAACAAACTCTACTAAATCATTATTTCTTAATTCTAATTCTGTATGTAAATCTTGACCACGCCTTAACTTATCTTTAAATTCTATTTTTTGTATTTTAGGTATAAAAAGATCGGCACCGCAACTACAAGTTTTTTTGTTACAATCTATCCAATTGTCAGATACAGAAAAATCTTCCCATACATTTCCTAATCGTCCCCCTACCCGACAACTAGCAGTCCAAACATAACCATCCATATCAATATATAAATTGTCTACACCAGCGCCGCATTTCCATCCATATAGGTAATTTGCTTTTTGTCCCACTAATTCATCAGTTGACCAATCTCTCCATTGTCCATCTTTGTTATAAGTTCTAATTGGTTTGCCGGGTGTTATGTCTGCCATGTGTTTACCTTAATAATTCTATATTTAATTTACTGTTACCAACCTTCTAATTTTCTAATTACATCTATTTCTTTTACTAAAGGTCCTAAATTATGTCTACTAGTGTTATAATGTCTTTTGAAAAATTTACTTTGCTCTGCACTAAGCACACACATAGGTAATCCCAATTTATTTTGTAATGCTTCACCTATTTCTTCATTAATATTTTTAGCAGAAGTTTCCCATAATTCAACAAATGTATCAAAGTCTTGAACTTTATTGTAATCCCAATCAGTAAGCATAGTCATGTAAGTGCCTAAACGGGCACCATATATTGCATAATTGCCGTTCTCAACATCCGCACCCACGTTATGCCAAACTGTAAGATTATCTAAGTTTCTACTAGCAACACTTTGCTTGAACTTTTCTACTGTAGGTTTCTCTCCATTTACCAAACACATCTTCACGCCCTCACGAAAGCCAGCTCTCCAAGCTTGAAATGGTGTGTAATTAGGATATGTTGTGCTATAGCAATCATACATACTCCAATACAGTCCATTTGTATAATCTAAACAAAAATCAACTGTAGTGACATTATTACCATCACTAGCTTCATGAGTTTTCATATTCTCTACATACGTTTTAGTCCAACTACTGATGCCACCGTTACCATATTGCAATCCATTAATAATATTTCTAGCTCTCCAACGATATTGTGCTTGTTGATAACTTTCATCTTTATCCGTAAAATCTAATGTCAAATTAAAAAAATCAAAGTCTGGAAGATTATCTCCATCAATTAATATAAATCTTTCAGTGTCAGATTCCTCAGCAGCAGCTTTATGTGCTGCATCACTACCTTTAACACCGTCAACTCTACGTGCCCAAGGAACCATGTTTTTAATTTTAACCCAAAATTCTTCTTTTTGTGGTTCATCGTAACTAAGGTAAATACAATCTAGGTCTGCAATATCAATCTTCATACAATTTTAATTTCCATTTTTTTGAATTTGGTTCGGTTGAAATAATACTAACGTCCTCTGTACTACAACTAGTACCTTCTTCTGAAACTACTAATTTTGAAATAAGTGACTTTTTAAAAATTTTTACTATTTTACCTTCAACTACTTTTATATCACTTCTACCTTCTGCGTATGTCTGCTGATCTATTACAATATAATTTCCTTCTGGTTTTTCACAGGTGTAAAAAAGAACCTTTCCGTGTTCATCGTAATAAAGTCTATATTCAAGCGAATTCATGTTCTAGTTTTTCAGAAAAAGTTTTGACATGATAATGAAACGGATATACTTGTGTAAAGGTATTAACTCTTAAACTTTTTTTGGAGATTTCATAAACTAATTCTTTAGTCCAATCTTCTGTTTTTAAGTCGTTTATAAATTGTTTCATATGTACCATACTCATACCAGACCAATTTGGCATAGTAGTTTTTTCTATTCCATATATATTACATGCAATAGCATATGCCCAGTCAGTAGTAACTAGTTCATTAGGGTCGCATTTAAGAACCTGTTTTAAATCATCCCAATTTTCAAAAATAGTTTTTATTGATTTAAAAAACATTTCAGAAAAATCACATTTTTTAAAATATGTAATTGCATTATATACATCAGGTAGTTGATTATTATCAATAAATGCTCTGTAGAATCTATTCGATGATATGTCACCTTTGTAATTTCTTATACTAGAGCATACTACTAGTTCTCTATTTTTTAAAACTCGCCACCAATAATCTATGTTTACAGGAATAAACATATCTGCTTCAAGTTTAATTGTATATTTGTAAGGACTAGCCTCATATACTTGCCAATCATTAACTAATTTCCAATCACTATTAGGCGCAAGATCACCGTAAGGTAGAGCAATAACATAATCAAAATATTTACTATGCTCTACATCATCTGATATTAAAGAAATACTAGCATTTGGCATAACTTTTTTAACACTATAAGCTAACATTTCAGCACACTTAACATAGTCAACAGATTTAGTATTTTGTGCCAAAACCACAAATCCTTCATTCATTAAAAATCTCCATAAAATTATTTTTATCCAACATGTGAAAATCTAAATCTTTTACGATTATGTATTTAGGTTTCTCTTGATCCAGAATAACTTTGTATTCTGTTTCAGTCAATCTTTCAATCTTAGTTCTTTCACTAACATGAATTAAATTCCACGGAATAAAATGTTTTTTATTTTCTATATGACCATTTAATATTCTATTTGCAATAGCGAACGCATGATCATTTCTATAAGTCGTAGACCACATTCCATGTAAATCTATGTAATGTTTATAATTTTCTTGAACCATTTTAACACATTCAAAAAATAATTTTACTCTTTGTGTTTTTCTAAAAAAGAACACTGTTGCCCACAAAGTGTTAAATCCTGTAGGACTTATAAATTCTTGTGGTTCATTAGGATACATCAAAAAGCCTGTCGTATTATGTATGCAATAATCTTCATAAAAAGAAAACACATTATTTAATTTATTTGAGTTAATTACATAATCAACATCTAACAATAAAGTCTCATCATATGGACTTAACTCATATGCGTGATATCTACCTTTGTTATACCAAACTTTATTATGTTTGGAGTTAGTATCATCTTTATTAAAATAAACTATATTATCAAATTTTAAGTCAGTTGGTTGATCTGTTACTAAAGTGCAGGGTAATCCTAAGAACCTGTTTACTCTATTAGCAGTAATGTGAGCCATTTTAACATAATCAACTTCACTATTGTTAAATGCAAAAAGTAGGACACCTTTCATCGTTTATTTCTTAATTCTTCCCATTCTTGATGCCATTCTTCCATAACTTCGTAGTAGATATCAAGTGCTTTTTGAAATAATTCGGCTCTGTCAACTTTGACTGGGTTCTCATTCAAATCTAACAAAATAAATTTTTTTGATGCTCCCGAAACCAATAATGATAGTAGTGGTTGATCAGCTTTCCAAAGTCCCCCTTGGTTAGCAAAAATAAGTTTACTTTGATATTTTTCTTTAAGGTAATGTTTAGCTAGATTATGATCAAACCTAGCCTTTACTTGAGTTTTTAATAAATCTACGTTCATTTAAATATTTAGAACGCAGATTGGACAAAGAAAATTAACTTCCTGTAACGCTTCCTGTCACGTTTACAGTACCCCAGGTGTTATTGATATATGATGTGCCGGGAGGTCTTAATGAGAGGGTTACTGTTGAATTAGTCCCTGCTGTTCCTTTGGTAGTGCCTCCGCCGTTTGGAATTTCATCCCATAAAGTTGTAATAGTTATAATACTACCTATATCTCCGTTCGTTCCCTGTGTTCCATTTGTTTTTACTTTAACACTTATAAGACTTGACAAATAACCTGCAGGCCCAACTGTAGCTGTTTGTTTAAAAATTTCTTGATCCGTTGACGTTAATCCATAATAACCTTTGTCTTTAGCTAAGGTCGTTGGTGTACCTGAACCACCAACTTTAGTTACACCATCGTATACAACCTCAGCAATAGTCACTGTGCCTGAATTAGTGCTACTTATGACAATTGTGCCACATGCTGCTGCTAGTTTGTTCCATAAATCATTTACATTGGTGCCGGTTGGATGAGAAAAAGTCAGTGCAATTTGCCCGCCTGCATTAAAAAAGTACCTTGCTGCATTACCGTTTTGAAAAGTAATTGTATGTGTAAATGTAATTGCGTTCGTCCAAGAAGTAGCCCTTGCAGTAGTAGTGGTTGATGAGGTTCCTTGAGCAGCAATATTATTTCTGTTTGTATAAATTGTTTTTAAGTTGTTTGCAAAAATTGATACAGGATTAGCTCCTGTTGTCATTGAGGCAGAAATAAGCTCGTATTGTGCTGCTGTAGGCATTTCTGTAACTGTGCTACCTTGATGATTAGCTAAAGCAATAATATTATTTCTAAGATTATTCCAATCATCAGGACCAACTTTTGTAATCGTGTTGACATTTTGTACCGGTACTTGACCCACAGCACCTTGACCAACTCCTCCGCGTCCATTACCGGTTGCAAGCACTGCATTTAAAGTATTTGCGATTGCGGTTGTAGATGGTCCTACTAAATCGTTAAAATCTGAAGCTTGTATTAGTCCATACTGTTGATAAGTCATAATTATCTCCTTATTTAATTATGACAATAGCAGTAACCTCACCTATATCATCAGTGGTTTTTGTTGTAAGACTTCTACCAATGACATTAAAAGATGATGCTTCTCCGTCTTTTGCTGCTCTTGCAATGCCTTTGCCAGCACTGACTAGACGGTCACCCTTTTTAACTTTGCCTTTTACTTTTACAGGAACACGCCCGCTAATAGCAACAGCTGGATGAGTATTGTCTGATCCTGCTCTACTATTCATCATATACGCAGCAGAGGTGCTTATTACTCCAAACACGTTATTACTCAATTCATCAATAACAGCAGTAATTTCAGCAACACCTCCTAATTCAACTACAGTTCCTGCTTCGTAAGGTTGATCAGATTCAAAACGCTCTGCTAAGTCAGCATATGTTGCTTCTAATCTAGCTCCTGGACCTAACGCCCATAAACCTGTAATATTTCCACCACCTGCTAGTTCCGTTGTTTCTACTTTAGTAGGTTTAATATTCCCAGTGAATTGTGATACTCCGTTTGATCCTGTTAGATAATTAAAAACGTTTGCATTAGTATATGTGCCAGCTGGCTGAAATGATTGTCCATTTGCGTACATATAGTTGTCGCACATAATCCCGTAAGCAAGACTCGCATTACCAACTGCTGACGGAAATTTTATGTTGCCAGTTTGAATATTCCAAGCCAATCCTGAAGAATTTCCTTGCATGGTCCATGTTCCGACCATCGTTCCTCCTGTAGTGGGGTCTCCAGTTGAGATTGAAGTACACGGATTTAGTGATCCTATTCTTGCTACAACCAAATTAGCGTTTGCTGCATATAAATTACCAGTTACATTAGCATTGGCCGTTGTAGTTAAAATTCCAACAGTCAAATAATTATTAGAAGTAATATTGTTAGCAATTATATTTCCTGTTGCATTTATGTTAGCTAATGTAGCATTACCTGCTGCAGTTGTAGAAGTTAGTGTCAACCAATTACTTGCAACTAGCGTGCCGTCAACTGGGCATACGCACAGTGTATTTGTTGTAGTATTAAACCAAAGTTGCCCTCTAAGAGGATTAGGAGGTGGGCTAGCACTCGCATAACTTTCTAATTGTCTTACAAAGTTTGTATCTAAAACTTGTCCATAACTAGATTTATTTCTTCCAGGTAACCCTAGACTTGTGCTTGTGGTATTGATGGTACCATCCTGTATTGTTGTCAGTACGTTACCATCACTTCTAATAATTGTATATGCCATTGTTTTGCTCCGTTTTCCTAAATTTTAAGTATTTATCTTATATGGTATTGAGGTTTGTTAAACTTTGAATTCGGATTGTATAGTCAATCTGGATTTGTCTGTTTAAGCTTTTCTGAACTGGGTGAAAAATAACATGGGTAAGCAGTCTAGTTTGGTCGTTACCTGCTGTATCAGTTCCATAGTCAGCTAAAATACCTATTTCGTCAAAAGTGTATGTCGATTCTAATTGAGTTCCATTATCAAATGCGGTTTGCCCTGCTGGTTCACCATAATCTAATAAACACTGAATTAATACATCACTGTACACTTTCCCTATAACGTGTGAAACAATCATTTTGTTTCTTGCCGGATCAGTATTTAACACATTAGTATCGTCTACAATCTTCTCATATGTCTGATTGTACAATGCTGCATTTTGTCCCGTTGTGTTTGGGGGCAAATACGTAATGATTCCTGTGCTATCAATACTAGCACCTCCATTTCCAAATGCCATTTTGTAAATTGATCCGTATCCCCTACTGCTTAATGAGTCGGCCATAGCTTCTGAAATATTTTCATAATGAATTGCATTCTTTTTATCTACAAATATTTCTCCAGACGCAGGATCATAGATTTTTAAAAAACCCTCAACTTTTAACTGATAATTTATTATAGACATTAATCGTCACCCCGTTTTTGCAGTAGTATTTCGTCCGTGTTAGGGTCAAAAATCTTAATTACAGAACTTAAAATAAATCCAGTTTTCTCATCTGGTTTAGGTTCTGGTTTTTCCGCATTTTCAACTTTATTTTTGTTATCCATCATAGTATATATTTATCTTTCATTTTTTAATCATTTTTAAGAAAATTAGCTGGCACCGATGTGCTTAACTGCAGCGGATCTCCATCTACTGTGTAATTTTCTGTGTTCCATGTCTTGTTGTAGAAGAACGGGTCCAAAACATCTTTTGCGGACAAGCTGTAGACGTTTGAATATACAGGATGTTCATTTAAAACCGCAGTACCATCAACTCCCCTATGAAGCCCTGATAAGGTGTTATTTTGATAATCTACGTTATTAAACATAATTTTTTCCCCATTTATAAGCACAGAATTTCCAAAACGTATCGTAACCTGCAAATTATTACTTAAACTTACATTGTTAATTAAAATTATCTGCGTTACAGAATTAGTAGTAGTTATGTAATAATCATCTGCACTTAAATTTACATTAGTAGTTAAATTAAGCACAGATACCTCTTTAATGTCTTTTACATTATAATTTAAATTAGTGTAATATCTTTGTTTAGTTTGATCAAATAATGCTACTTGATTTAGAGTGGTAAGATCAACTAAATGTTCTACTTCTTTTACATAAATTTTTGTATCTGTTGTATACAACGGTCTTTCTAACCAAGTTCTGTTTCTAAAATTACTATTGTAGACCGCTCCTTGACCCTTGCGATTAACTATCATAGTGTACCAAAGCTCATTGGGAGTTGGAGAAGGCATATAACTTGTAACTAAAACCACATCTCCTACATTTATACGTGTCATAATGCTAAGTTTATTGTTTGGTTGACTGATTCTTAAATTATTTGAAGTAACCTTAGTCCCATTTACTGTTACAAATAATCTTTCTACATCAACAATATCAAAAGATGGTTGATTTATTGTAAATGTAGTTGCATTTTTCCAAATAAAACCTCCGCCTGAAATTCCTGAATCAAAATAAGGGCCATACGTGTTACCTATAACCGGATATGCTAAATCAAAATCTAAATAAAGTTCAAAAGGATAGTAAGTAATTGCACTTTCAACATACGTTGGTAATGGTTTAACATAGAAAACGTTATTATTAATTTGAGACATATTACGAACACCGTCTATGAGAACTGCATCTTTGGCTATTAAGTTAGGATTTACTATCGTAGTTACAACTATAGGAGTTGAAGGTGTGTTTATATAATTAATAGGAGTGACCTGTAAAGTATTAGAAAAGTCTGTTACAAAAGACTGTGCATAGGTGTCATTAAATGTAGTGATACTAACAATATTGTTTACACTTAACGAAGAAATAATAGTTAACACACTGCCTGATATAGTATAATTTACACCATATCTTTGCCTTACGCCATTAATTTCTACAATAGAATTTGTAATATTATCTCCGCCCATTGAATTAGTGAGAGTAAAAGTTGCGGGACCACTGACATATCTAAAAGTTTGAGTTTCTGGAATACAATATTGATATGAGTGAGATATATCTTCGGTAGCACCAAATATAGCAAAACTTACAAAATCACTACTTAAGTTAATTGACTTTTGAAACACTATTTTTATTGAGCCAGATTGATTTGGTTCTAAAATATAGTCAACATTAAGAGTTTGTTTAACTGAATTTAAAAACACTATTGAGTACAAATAAGCATCACTATTAAATGGGTAATTGGTGTTTATAAATCTTCTATTAATAGCTAAATCTAGTTGTAGTGGGTAAGAATCTGATGTGCCTTTAACTTGTTGATTACCACTTCCTATCTCATATACTTCAACATAAAGTGATTCTGTTGAAGAAATAGGTCCTACTAACTGGACTGTTTTATTGACCCAATCTATTTTTGAAATTTTTAATGAACCTGTAGTTGGAGCTAAAGGTATAGTTTCATATATTCTTGATCCTCTTCCTGTTGAATTGTTAACTATGTATAAAGCTAATTTTGTAGGATAATCAACTAAATTTTTGAAAGAGAACGACAAGTTGTTATCCAATCTTACAAAAGCACTAGCTACTTTAAAACCAAAATGTTCATAAGTTGTTGGATCCCATAGAGATCCGGCAGAAGTTTTTATAGTCATTGATAAATTATCGTAAACTACAGCTGGAATCATTTCTTCTGGACCATAACCAGATAAAAAGTTATCCCCCTTTACTTCATAAATTGGAACTAATGAATTTATTAAAGAAACATTTTCCCAAGTACTTATATCCTTACTTCTTAAAATTGTTGAGTTTTCACCTACAACGATAAAATACGTACCATCATACGAAATTTGATTTAAATTTTGATTTGTTATTGGGTTTAATGTAAACCATTGTTTGCCCTCGCCACTATATAATATATTTCCATTATCACCAACTACTACAAATGTGCCGTTTGCATAAATTCCATAATTTATATTAAATGAAACATTACCGAGGATTTCAGCCTGAAACCAGTTAGTTCCATTATTTGACCAATATATTTGTGCATTTTCTCCGGCTGCTACTATAGTTGTCAATGAGCTACAAACAGTGTTAAACTTAGCATCAAACTTAATATCTACTTTACTCCAACTATTTCCTTCAAAACCAAGCAACACTCTAGCACGATTTTCTATAAGAGGATACGCAGTACCTGCGTCAGCTATAACTTCTAAACCATATCCAACAGCAATAAATCCTTGGTACGTCGGTAAAATTCCATTTACAAACGTCACTGATTTTATTGAATTTGGTAATTGACTACCGAACGAAAATTGGGTGTTCCATTCGGTAGCATTTGTACTTAAAATTATAGTTTCACCGACTGCAATGTATAAATCATTATAATAGGTTGACGAATTCAATATTTCCTGAGGTGCTCCAACCGAAAGTGTATCATAACCACCTATATCGTAATACCCGTCATCAAAAACTGTGTACTCACCTGTGCTCACCCAGCTATAACCGTCATAGCTAATAAGAATAGGACTAGGAGCATTCAATGAGGTTATTATATAATAAGATCCTGAATAATTTATATCGGTTACTTGCAAAGATTGTGGGCTTATCTTTTTCCAAGTCCAATTTTTGCCGTCTGTGCTATATAATGCTATAGAATACTCAGGTGTATTACCGACCGCTATATATTTTACCCCATCGAATACTATGCTCTTAATGTCAATGTCTTTAGGGTAGAACTTTTCACCTTTCAATAATACATCAAATTCATAATCTTCGTCAAACTTGTTAGATAAAAAAGTGCTATTAGGGTATTCCAGTCCTGACATAAGAAGTGGTAAATTTTTACCTGGCATGTCTATAGTAGGCTGATAATATGTAACAATTCTATCTAATGCGTTAATTTCATCAAAATCACTAGCTAAAAATTCCCATTTTGTAATGTCAAAAGTAGAGTCTGTGTTTGATTCTATGCAACGATACAATTTATTATTGTAGGCAACTAAAGATGCTCCTCCAGCACCACGCAACGGTTCTGGTAAAAATCCTAAACTACCAGAATTAAAAATAAACGGATTGCTTACCGTATTTTTCACAGGATTTAATTCTTGATAATCAGTGTATAATTTCAATTGTGTGGTGTTTATAGGCTCTACAAAATATTGGTCAAAAGCTTTTGTGCAAATTCCATCAAGTCTATAAAAAATAATTTCGCCTAAATAGGCAAATGTTATTGTAATTATTAAATCATTAGTTGGTGTGGTTCCACCTAGCAAGTTACCTGGAATTGTTATGATGTCGCCTGTGCTGTATATAGAACCGTAATCTTTGATATCGATTGAATACTTATTTTCAACAATAACTCCATTAAATGTTGGACTTGTTACCCAAATTATTGCGCCACCTGAACCTGATGTATCATATACATACGGAGATGTTAAATTAGTTAAATTATAAAAGTATAATTGCTTTTTATAAAGATTACCAGGTGACAATGAACTATTATTATAATTAACTGTAATAGTCACTTCTAAGGTAGTTGGATCTGTACTTACTCCTGTTACCGGTAAAGTAGCACCCTGTAAGCTTGTGTTGTAAACCACTGGAGGCAATCCTTCAACATAAATGCTTTCTATTGCTCCTGCAAAATTTACACTTTGCACGCTAATTACCGCATTGTTTAAAGGAGTGGTTCCACCTAAATCAGTTCCCGAAATAGTAATTATGTCATTAGGTTGATAATTAATACCTGCACTGTTTATAGATGCTGTGTAAATGCCGTACTGTGGGCCATCTGACCAAACAAACGGAGGATTATTTGCTCCACCGTAAACCCAGTTGTAAACATTAAACACTGCGCCTGTGCCTAAATTATTAGTTGTACCAGTTAGACCTATAAATTCTATTGACTCTGCTAACTGATTTCCTATACTTGCGTCGTTACCAGAACTGTTGTATCTCTGTATGTAAAACTGATTGGGTTGCCATTCTTGTACAATTGGTTTGTAAGACGTTCTATCAAATTTTAATTTAGGTATAATCTGTCTAGTTGGCGTATTACTTGAGATTGGAATTAATCTTGCACTAATATTAAAACTATGATTTTGGCTGGCAGAGCTTTCCACCAAAACTACTCTATAAACATCATTAATTGCATTTATTTTTGAAGTATACAAAGCTGTTGCAACTAAAGTATTTTTATTTTGTTCTGTAATAATCGGAGAAGTTAAACCATATTCTATTAATCTCACATAATAAAAAGCTTTATCGACTAATCCTAAAATAGTAGATACATTATCCTCTTTTTTATATTGAATTAAATCCCCTGTTACAAATAAGAAAATAGGAATATTAATTGTGTTATTACTAAAATTGATGTCTGAGGAGTTAAAGTAATGCAATATAGAGGGTTCTACAACAATCTCAGGCAAAACCTTATACCCTTCACCGGGATTTAATACAGTAACTCCTATTACCTTATCTCCAGACATTTCTGCTTGTAATGCAGCCTGCACTTTTGGTGCTGGATATATTGATGTATCTATTCTTGTTACAATGTTTGGTGGTTCTGTGTACCCGCGAGCTGTGTCTAGCACTGACACTGCAGGAAGATCAATATATACATTTGTGTTTGGTATATGATCTGCGACATTGCTATCATATGCCCCTCTGGTCAGTCCTGTTAATATTCCTTTATCTCTGTCAACGTTCGTGTACCCTATAAATTCATCGTCTATCTTAATTACACCTACTGCAGGGTATCCAAATGCATTATCAACAACGATATAAGTTGTGGCTATCGGTACGTATTCTTTTAATTTGCCAATAACATAATTATTAGAATTTAAAAGTTTAATTCCGTAATTGTTATACCACTGATTATATTCATACTTTTTCCATACAGGATCATCTGAATTATATTGTGAAGGAGAAGAACTTTCACCAAATACAAGCTCAGGAGTAATAAACGTATCTTGATTGCTATTCCATTGAGCTGGTAAATCAAAATCTGTTATATTACCATCATACAAATCAGTTCGTGAATATTTTAAGCTAAATTCTTTTAATTTTACTCTGTAAGGTTTAACTTCATTTATATAACCTAAAAGAAAATCTTCGTTGTCACGTTGGAAATTTTTACTCTGTACTAATTCCCTTAAGGTGTGCTCTACATCTAAAAATGAAGTTTTATTTAACCAAGGAAGATAATTACCAAATTCGTCGCTTTCAGTTAAAATGTAATTAAACATTAAAATAAGACTTTTATTTCTGTGAATTTGTAAATCTTCTGTATAAACTTCTTCGTTAAGACCTCTTACGATATTAAATGTTTCTTGTGAAGGGAAATAATCAAAAGGTGTAGAATCAAAGAAGGTATCACCGAAACCAAATCCTCCTTCAGAGTAATCATACAGGGAACTTTTAATTTGTATTGTTCCTTCCTGTAACCCAATTCTTTCCCAATTCGCATCATTGTAGATATATACCTCACGTTTACCGTTACTGTTAGATTGTACTCCAACAATCATATTGGAATAAGGACTTAGTTTTTCTAAATCATAATATTTTTCAACTTCCATGTCAGTTTTGGTGGAATCATTGTAACCTTCTGCCCACCAATCCACAAACTCCCAAAAATTATTTGTGTCAAAATATTCGCCTGTTAATGTAAAGAATGCGGGTGCATTTATTCCAGTTAAAGCTAATCCGCCTAAGGTAAGAAAACTTGGATTTTTTAACTCAGTAATTGGGTACTGTAACATCACATAATTTGCATATTGGCAATAATTTTCTAAAGCCTTAAGTCTATCATAGAAAAAACTTTGATTTGGTCTTGTATCAGTGCCCGTTTGTAAAAGTTTAGGTAAGAACGGGTTAGGTATTTCTTGTCCTAATGAATCTACACCGGCAAAACTGTCTAAAAACTTTTTATATAAGCCTGAAGGTTCAAATACACTATTATATAAGGTTGGTATGCCAGGAAGAAAATCTTCTTTATAATTTTCTCTAATTAATTGATATTCATTGTGAATTGTATCTTCAGAAGTTGCTGTTTTAAATCCAATATGTATACTTGTATAATTAGCTCCAACAAATGTGTTAATATTGTAAAGTCCAAAAACGTTAGTTTTCAGTGGTGCAAAGAAAGAAATACCAGATAATAAAGGATTTTTAATATAATCGCTTATAACATTATCAGGTAATGTTTTAGTGTTATCAAGTATCGTTCCTACATTTTTTACCCAATAATAGTATTTTGCAACAAGCACCCCTGCATCTGTTAAACTAAACAGAGTAGTATATGCATCAGGATCATTTATTTGCCCAGTTCCTGTATAATTTATAGGTAATTGATCACTTTCAATCCACGTATAAACTGAAACTACGCTATCAGGAAACACTGTTGCCCAATATTTACTATTATAAGTTGTGTCATTTTGATGGTAATTAACAAATTTAACCTGTGACAAATCAAACCATAACTTACCTAAATATTCTTTACCCCAAACAATTTTTCTATTAGAATCTTCAGTATTATATCCAGCTGGGTCAACAGGCGAAATAAAATCTAAATTTTCTCTGACAACACCAAACAATTTTCCTTGTAAGGGGTCGATGTAATCTAAACTTGTTATGTTCAAATTGTCTAAGTTATTAAATAATTGTATACTATTAATTTTTTGTATGTCAACTTCATCCACTGGTTTTCTATAGACAGAATAATTTGTCTGATATTCTAAGTTTGTAAAAATATTAACTTTGCCATTTTCAGTTCCTGACAAATAGGTTGGAGAACCGATTAAAATATTATAATTATTAAAAGCTAAAGAGTAGCCATAATATGGAACCTTTAAGTAAGAAAGGGTCGAATCATTAATAATTTGAGACAATACAAATTTGCCTACATTTGCAATATTTTCATTATTTGCAGGTAAATAATCATAGAGGTAAGCTGACCCTACATCAAATAATATGTCAATAAATGTTGTAAAATTATTGTCAAATATGGTATCATTTGTAAAATTTTCATCATCAGTAAAATCAAATACTGTAGGTGAATTACGATTGCTAGCTGGAGCTGTTATGACAACGCTACCTAATTCATTAAATTTAACTTGCTGTCCAAATAGTGTGCTGTTTTGTACTTTATAATCTTGTAAAAATTGTGTTTTTTGATATAATGTTATACCTAAACTTGCTAAATCAGCAGCGTCAAAAACAGTCAAATTTAATTTATCACGTGATAGATTTAAATTTTGATTTACCAGTTCAATAATTAACTTATTATCATCTGTTTTAGAAGCCATTATATTTGGAATATTAGAATTATTAATTGTTGCGATTGCATCGTTTATTCCAGAACTTGGTAAAATAACACTATAACCATTTAATAAAATTGTTTTTTGTGTAGTTAAATTATAAACAGATGTTCTTTTATTATACCATATGATTTTCCCTCACTGGTATAACGATACACTGTACCTTCTTGAGTTGTTTCATTTCTAATGTCGTAGGGTGCGCTAATTAATAACTCGTTTCCTGTTACAGTAGTATCTAAGCTGCTTCCATACAACATTCCTACTCTAGGATTAGGAACTTCTGTATAACCTGTTAAGGTTTGTGTTAATATAAAATCAGAACTCTCCACTACAATTATATCACCTGCATTAACTTGCACTTTTATAGTCAATTTGTTAGTTGAAAGAGAATAATCGCTAGAACTCAATACAGTATCATTGTAAAGAACTCTGATAGCAGAGCCGGTTAATGTTGGTGTCCATGCTAATGTTATAATTAACTGCGTATCTAAAACTAAATTATTAGGTTGTTTATAAACCTGTCGTATCCTATCATAAACATAAACTCCCCCAGTATCTGTGTTAAGCAAATAATCTTGATTTGGTGCGCCAACATACAATTTTGTACCGTCATAATTAGTCGCTAAACTAAGTCCGAAACCAGTTGCTGCTGCTGCGCCTGTTATAGTTGCTACACTTGTATAACCGTAGTATCCTCTATACACAGTCGTGCCGGAAGTTACACTTGTTGTAAATTTACCATCTATAAAGAATGTAGTCCTATTAGGCCCAGAACTATATTCTCCGGAAATTATTCTATATGTTGTAGGGCTATTTACATTTGTAAAACTTACAAATTGTCCTTCTGTTAATAAAGTTAATCTATTGCCAGAAACGGTAAATGATGAATTACCGGCTTGAACACTACTTGCAAGAGCGTAGCCAATACTTATAAAACTTAAGCTACTATTTTTTCTGTAAACAAATATTTGTCTAGTGCTAGATTTTGATATAAACAGGTAATTTGTATCATCAGACAATGCAATCTTGTCTATTGTAGTCGTTGAATATGTAACTAATGGGTTCGTATTAGCAGCATTGTCCGCTTGTAGTGCAACTCCTTCTATATTATTAGTTTTTACAAGCTCATAAACCCAAATTGTACTTGTTGGAGTTGAAGTGGTTTTTGATACTACCATAATATTATTTTTAATTACGATATTAGTGCCGTAACCAATTCCATTATTGATAGTGTCTGCTAATGCGTATGAATTTAAAAGACTATCGTATAGGTACCTATACAATTTACCAGTTCCTGAGTCTGCAACAAAGTAACCTAACAGTGGACTATAAGCAACTGCATTACCAAATGTTGATGTAGACTCGGGTTTAATGAAGTTGGTATTTTTATAATTTAAACTTTTTCTATAAACAGCCCATTTATCATCAACATCATTGTCAACCCAAATTGTATTTTTAACAAATTCTGTACCAGTCAAATTCAAAGTTGAAATGTTGGCTGGAGAAGAAACACGACGGTTATCAAGTTTAGCTATTAAACCAATTGAAACTATCGACAATGTATCTGTTGGTAAAATTAAATCTATTATGATAGCATTTAAATTTACAACTTTATTTACAGTATAAAATCCATCTACTGGTTCGGCATAATAAAGAATTAAAATTATATCGTTAGCAACTAAATTATGAGGATTATCAAAAAACAATGTTGCTGTATTGTTTAAATTATTAACAACATTCGTAATTTTTGCAATCGTTCCATTATTAGGTATTAAAGAATTAATACTGTAAATTTTCCAATCATTTTTAAAATCAGCTATCCAAATATATTCATTTTTATATAAATTATAAATGTTGGTATTAGTGCGGAGTCCATTAATTTTAAATGAATATGCTTTAACATCATTGAAATTTACATATCCTGCTGAAGGTAACCCGCTATAGTTCTCATCCTTAGTTAATGGTAAAATATCTGTTCCAGTTATTGTGCTACGATAATTTGTAATTGAATTAAGGGGTACCTCAAATGATGCTCCTTGCTCTGACTCACCATCTATAACAGCCACTACATT